CCATTTGATTGCAAATGAATTACATTATCATTGATTCTTTTTACAATTACATTTTGATGCGATCCTACTGGAGTTAGACTCACAGTAATTGAGGTTGGATCAACAAGTTTTGTCCAATATTCCGGAAGATAGATTTGAGTTTTATTTCTTACTCTACCCCTAAAATATACTGCATTTTCTGGTCCTTCCAAACAAGAATGAACAAGTTTCATTCCTTCTTTTGTTGGATGATCAATAAGAAAGTTTTTAGATCTTGCCATCAAAACTTCAGTATAAATTATTTTTGCTTTGACTAATTTAACCGTTAAAAGGGTATCAACTTTGAGAAAATCTCTAATTCGCGCATAAGTTTTAACAACCAATGCATAAAATGGAATTTTACCTTTAATATTATCTGATGCTTGCCCAAGCATCGTTACACCCTCTGCGGTTGTAAAGTCACTAATATTTCCGTTTTGATGTGGTCCTTCACAATACATTGACCCATCTGTTCTTAAAGGACCAACGCCAAGTGCAGATGGGATTTTTCCCTCTTTGCAAACCAAATGTTGTCCTTTATAAATGTGTGTTTCGTCAAATTGAAAAGCCATAATTCTCCTTTGATTAAGATCTTCCTAAAGTGCCAGGTGGTTTTTTGGAACCAGCTGCAGCAGATGCACCATTACAACTTGGAGCACTCATTTCCATTCCCAATTTTCCAGTCAAACTTAAAAGTCCTGTTGCTAATAATTTTAATGCCTCTTTTGCATTTAATGTAATATTATTTGCATCTAATTTAAAACCATTATTTGCTAAAGCAGTAATAAAACCTTGTTTGCCAGATCCTGTTGCGGTGATTTCAATATCAAGACCTTCAATTCTAATCTTTCCATTTCTAGCTCTAATAATTATATCACCATTTTCAGAATTAAAAAAGATTCCATCCTGTTGTTGCTTTAAATCCTCTCCAGCATTAATCTGAATTGCTCCTGGAGCATTAATTGTTGTCCAACCCTTTCTTTCACCATTCTCTGTTAAATCTATAAAGTGTCTTCCATCTTTTCCTTTGATCTCAACCGCAGAAGTGCATGTTTGATCTTCTGACAAGACACCAAAAGATAATGCACCATTCAGAGTCTGAATAACTTGTCCCCAATAATTTTTCTTTTGTGCCATGAATAAAAGTAAGGTTTCTTAGTATTTATTGCTCATAATCAAATTAGGTTGATTTCTGAATACTTTCAACTCTTGTATTGTAAACAGGAATCTCCTTTCCAGTTTTAGGAACTCCAGCAAATTTTTGACCATTCTCAAAATAAACCTTTCCATAGTACGGTTTTCCATCAACATATCCCTGAACGCTAAGACCAACTAAATCATAAACTTGAACTAAGTTTCTAAGATTTTTTTCTTTATCTACAAACAATGGATCACGAATAACTTCAAACACAGGAATCAAATCTACATTTACTCCTGTTTTACTGTGAATGCATATTCTTATATGTTCAGAAAAAGTACCGCCAAAAAGAACTTGTACTTGTCTAATTCTTCCAAATGGATCACATTGATATGTTAATACACTTCCATTAGGTTCTTTAAATGTTGTTCCATCTCTCTCAACACAAACTGTAATTTCATCAACACCGCAATTGTAATTAATTCCAGGATTTGCAACAATTACATCCTTGAGTTGTAAAAGAGCAGGATATTGTGGGGCATTTACAGGAGGTTGTAAATATCCAAATCCACCATCCTTTACAATGACTCGAACAACTTGCCCATTTTTAATTTCTGTTTCTAAAACTGCTCCTGCTCCATTTTTACATGGATCAATAACTTGAACCAATGGAGGAGTTTGATAACCAAATCCACCACTCACCAAATCAACTGCAAGAATTACTCCATTTTTATCAATAACTGGATTTCCCTCTGCCCCAATTCCTTGCCCACCAAAAAAATTAATCAAAGGTGCAGTGCAAGGTAATTGTCCAGTATTACAAGGATTAGATCGCAAAGTATCTTGTATTGCTAATTGATTTACCTGATCAATATTTAAATATTTTAATTGCCCATCACCATTTCTAAAAATAAAAGTAGTTCCTGGATTTAATTTTTCATGTAAATTTGCCTGAGAAATTGTAAGATCACTAATATATCCCTCAGTTTTACTAATATATCCAACTCTAAGAACTGAATTAGGATTGATTGTCATTATATTTCTCCTATCCTATGTCTGATGGTAAGGTATATGTCACTTCTGCTTCTGTTCCTGCTCCAGTAAGTGTTCCTCCACCCGTTGCTGATGCTAAACTTGCTTCATATTTTGCTTGTCCTTTTGTAGTGGTTACAGCAACATTACCTGGACTTGGTTCATCTTTAGATGGTTGTCCACTTCCACCAGATTTCATTGTATGAGTATCATTTGGAGAAAATACTGGTTCTGGATCACAACCAAACATTTTCATAATCGCACTAACAAAGTTAAGAGCAGATGCCATATCAAATCCACCTCCAATTCCACCAAGATCACCTAAGCTTCCAAGACCTCCGCTTAAATTGCCAAGACCACCAGCACCACCCAAACCTCCTATTCCACCAAGAGCACCAATATTGCCTTGCGATATTCCATCAATAGTATTGACCACTGAAGTAGCAGCACCCAAACCTGTATTTGTAACATCAAAAGCAGTACTTGCATAATTTAATCCAGGAATATTTGGAGAACTGATTCCGCCAGATGAAGTTGAGTATGATGGTGAATCACTTGTTCCAAGACCATACTCATTTAATACATTATTAACTCCATCAAAAATAGGAATCATTCCTGCGTTTACACCCTGAACAATTTCATTAACATATTTTCCAACAATATCTCCAACAATTTCCTCTACAGAACAAATTGGGTCTGGTTGATAATAACCCGCTGGTGGAAGTGGGGGAAGAGGATCACCACCTCTTCTTGCAATGGCATCATTAATTGATTTCTTTGCATCATCACATAAATTTAATCCGATTTTATTAAAAATACAAGAAATAAGTTCCAATGCTTTAATAACTTTATCCAAAAATTTAATCGTAGTTGTTGGTGGAGCGATTTTAAAAATTGGTTCCATAATTTTGGAAAACAAATCACTAATAAAATCTCTGATCGATTGAATAATCGTCATTAGAAATTTAGCAATTTCACAAGCAGCATCTTGAATTGCATTAGCAATTGCTGATGCACCACCTGCTAAACTACTTACAGCGCCAGCATATGTTTGTAGTGCTGCTTGATATTGTTGTAATTTTGCAGTTAAATTTTCAAGAACTGTTTTAATCCCTTTCATCGGGGATTGTTTTTGTGGATCAGGACATGCAAGAGCGTGTTTCTTTTCTAAAACTTTTGTTTTTTTCTTATCTGCAGCATTTTCTAAGTTTGGTGATGTTGGACTATTGACCGCAGGAGAAATACCAGGTTTTGGTTGTTCTGTTTTTAAATTTTGATCTGAAGTAAGTTGTAAATTTGGATCAGGATCTTTGCCACCTAAACCACTTTGAGATGTAAAATTTTGTCCCCCTTCTGCTCCAGTAGCACTTTCTTGATCAATCTGAGCATTTGCCCCCAAAAGTCCCATAATCACGGGAACTTGTTGATCCTGCCCATCCATGAAAAATCCAAAAACAAAATTTCCTTGACGAATTGCTGGAGTTTGCCATGATCCACCTTGTCCACCCCCAGCAGTGATGGGATACATGACTTGTGCCCAAGGTAATTGATCGGATTTTAATGTTTGTTCCTCTTGATCATGTAATCCAATGATTCTGATTTTGTATCGATATCCCCAACCTTTAATATCTTTTGTGCTTTTAATTTTTTCTTGATTAACATTATCTCTCCACTCCTTATCATCAACTACTTGACCAACCCACCATAAAAAATTACCACCCAAAAATCCTGGATTAAAAAGAGCACCACCTTGCATTTAAATTAATCCTCGTAAATCCTACACTCTGATGCATCTGGATGTTCATCACAATACATCTCAAATGCTGTTGGATCATGATCCTCATCGGGATGATTTGCCTGATATTTTTCAAGATGATCTAGTTCATCCTCAACATGACGACGCATTTGCGGAGATAAGGTTGAATCATCCAATTTATCTCTATCGTCATTAATGTGTTGTTGAATGCTTTTTGTTGTCATAATGGAATCCTACTTGTGTGATTACCTTTTCTTCCAAAAGAATCTCTAACCAAGTTTAATTTAGTAAACGTTTGAGTTTGAGAAATATAGTGACATAAATCAGCTATAATATATAGACCTCCATACTCTTTGTTTACTTCATTAGATTTTTCTGATCTAAGACCAGGAGTATCTAAAAAGATGACATCTCCAGCATGTAAACTAAAATCTCCAGCAATGGTAATTGTCTGCATTCCAGCAAACATTTGATTATAACGACGAATTGCCTGATTTAAAACTTTTTGTGCTTCAAAATTTTGTTCGGTTGATTTATCAATTTGTTGTTGAGTGCTTCCAGAGGGAAGAGTTCCTCTGTCAATCAACATGTATGTCGTGCGGGTAAACTGACTTTTAAATTTATCATTAAATTTTGGAAGATCTTTAGCAGCAAGATTAGTTCCTTTCTTAGATTCATCTGCTGTTTGTTTAATCACTTCATAATAACAATTAAATGGATCAAAACAAACTAAACGAGTTCCATAAGCACCCATCTGAAACTTTTCTTGAGCATTTACAGAATTATCTGATTGTTGTTCCAAAACTTTACCATCATATCCTGCAGGAACTTTTCCATCTTTATCCGTGGATTCATTATATATTAATGACTTTTTTTTCTCTTGTGCAAACAATCCATCAATTGATTTAAATTTAAATCCATCAGCAGTTTCAAAGAAAAAGAATCCTGCGCTATCACCCTTTTTTCCATCTTTTCCTGGAACCGATGCTTTTGACAACCAATTTAGCGTATAATAAG